TAAAACTTGTATTTATTCTGGTTGTAAAATACAACCAGCTTATAATCTAGAAGGTGAATCAAAAGCGTTATATTGTGTATCGCATAAATTAGACGGGATGGTAGATTTAAAAAATAAAACTTGTATTTATTCTGGTTGTAAAATACAACCAGCTTATAATCTAAAAAATGAAACAATAGGAATTTATTGTGGGGCACATAAATTAGATGGAATGGTTGATGTTAAAAGTAAAAAATGTAAAGCAAATTATTGTTTAGGAGCAAGAGCTAATGTAAAATACAAGGGATATTGTGCTTCCTGTTATCAACAATTATTTCCAAATGATCCTCTAACACTACAAATTCGTAGTAAAACAAAAGAAATTGCTACAAAAAATTTTATTAATTTAAATTTTGAAGGGTTTCATCACGATATATCTTTATGGACTGGAAATTGCGATTGTACTCATAGACGAAGAATTGATCATCGTAAACTTATTGGAAATACATTGTTATGTATTGAAACCGACGAAAATCAACATAAAGGATACGATAAAGATAAGGAGGAAATTCGATATGATGATTTATTTATGTTACACAGTGGAAAATTTATTTTCATTCGCTTTAATCCAGATAAGTTTAAGAATAAAGACGGGAAAAGTTCAAATCCTATGTTATATACTAGATTGCCTATTTTGAAAGATGAAATTGAAAAACAAATTAAAAGAATTGAAAATGATGAAAATAAAGAATTATTGGAAATAGAAAAATTATATTATGATGAATAAGTAATTAAATATAATGTTATTATATTATAAAAAATGGCTGGTGGTCTTATGAATCTTGTAAGCTCTGGACAACAAAATATAATTTTAAATGGTAATCCAAGCAAATCCTTCTTTAAATCAACTTATCATCAATACACAAATTTTGGCCTCCAAAAATTTGTTGTAAATTATGAAGGCTCAAAAACACTGCGACTATCAGAAGAATCTACATTTACGTTTCGTGTGCCTAGATATGCGGATCTTTTAATGGATACATATTTATCTGTAGCGTTACCCAATATTTGGAGCGGAATTTTACCACCACAGCAAGTAACAGACGAAACAACAGCACAAGGTTTAGGCAATATCGAACAATGGGCGCCATATGAATTCAAATGGATTGAAAATATTGGAGCCAAAATGATTTCAAAAATCAGTATTACTTGTGGCAATTTTACGCTACAAGAATATTCTGGTGATTATTTATTAGCATCTGTCCAGCGCGATTTTAGCGGGCAAAAGAAAGATTTATTTAATAGAATGATCGGCCAAGAAGCAGAATTAGTAGATCCAGCAAACGCGAATTCGCGTGTCAACTCGTATCCAAATGCTTATTATACAGAAGATTACGCGGGCGCAGAACCCTCCATTAGAGGTAGAATATTGTATATACCACTAAATAATTGGTTTAGCTTAAAGTCACAAATGGCATTTCCTCTGACGTCATTACAATACAACGAATTACATATTAATATTACATTTAGACCAATAAACCAGTTATTTACGATTCGTGACGTTTATGATGCGACAAATAATTATCCTTATATTGCCCCCAATTTCAATGTATGGTATATGCAGTTTTTCCGTTTCTTACAGCCACCGCCAGACGTATGTCTTGGTATAAATTCGTATTCAGATCAAAGAACTTTGTGGAATGCGGATGTTCATTTAAATTGTACTTATTGCTTCTTATCAAATAACGAGGAGCGACTTTTCGCATTACAAGAACAGACATATTTAATTAAACAAGTCCACGAAAGAAAATTTCAAAATGTTACCGGTCCAAATAAAGTAGAATTAGATTCATTGGGTATGGTCTCGAATTGGTTGTTTTATTTTCAAAGAAGTGATGCTAATTTAAGGAACGAATGGTCCAATTATTCAAATTGGCCATATAACTATTTACCATTAAATGTTATACAGGCTCCTACATCAGGAACATATACCGTTTATAGAACAATTAATGGAATATTGACTCCTGTAGAAATAGGTCCAGGCGTAAATCCGGATGGAACTTTAACAGGCATACTAATAAATCAAACATATAATCCTCAAAATGATAAATCGATATTGGTTGCGATGGGTATACTTCTTGATGGATCTTACAGAGAAAATATTCAGCCCGCAGGAGTATTTGATTACATTGAAAAATATGTTAGAACGACTGGAAGTGCTCCTCCTGGATTATATTGTTATAATTTTTCTGTCAATTCAAATAATGGAGATTTACAGCCATCGGGCGCAATAAATATGAGTCGGTTCAATCAAATAGAGTTGGAATTCACAACAATAATACCACCGCTAGATCCATTGGCTCAAAGCTTAACCATTTGCGATCCGGAAACAGGAAATATTATAGGCATTAACAAACCAACATGGCGTATTTATGATTACAACTTTGATTTATATTTGTTTGAAGAACGCATTAATGTGGTTAGCTTTATTGGAGGAAATGTTGGATTAATGTATGCGACGTAAAATTAAAAAAGTTATCATTGTAAAGACGCATTTGCCGCTGGAGGTGTTGTCTCGTAAAATTGTCCAGTTGCTGACACTGTCATTGGATATTTTGGTTCAAAGGAAGCTGCGTCGCTTCCCGTTCCAAACGAAATTCCTTGGCTATATTTATCGGCGGATTCTCTACGTTTATTATATAATTTTAACCCTTCATTAAATGACTTTTCCCACTGATCTAATCCTTGATATAAATTTGTTATTTGAGCATCTTTTGAACCTGGATATATTTGCGCAAAATCCGCATTGTGATTATTATAACCAGTTGTTAATGGACTATATTGTAATCCTTGTTGACCTAATTTACCGCCATTATCGTAAGGATCCACTTCTTTTGTTATACAAGAATCTTGTAATTTAGGGCCAGGATTACAACCTTGGCAATCAATGTCTGAACTACATTGTTCTCTAGTTATGGCGCATTGTGCTTGAGGTCCACAAAAATTCTTACAACTAACCGGATCGTTAATTGGTAAATTAACAGTATGGCTATATGCTGGAGAATTAGTATCATTATAATTTATTACTGCGTCTTTCGGATACGGTATAGTTAAGCCTTCTACTATACATGTATTTGTTATAATATTTGATATAATATTTGATATAATATTGGATCCATAGTTTATTACTATCCACAATAATAACAAACTAACAAATGTATAAAGTAATGTATATTTGTAATTTAATGTCATATATAAACTTCCTATTTTAATTATTAAATGTCGTAATTATTAAATGTCGTAATAATTCAAATTTTTAATATATATTTATTATAATTAATGGCTACTACAGAAGATACAAGCGCAATTGATGAAAAAAAAACGGAAAATACAGGGACGGATCCAGATTTTAAAGGGTTTGCATCTAATTATTTATTCAGCATAATATTTACTATAGGTGTTGTTGTATTTATTATTGGTGGATTAGGATTATATACAACTAAAGTTGCCCAGGCTAATATTCTGCCGGATAATATAGAATTAGCTCCATATACAATTATTGATCGGGTTGTTAAAGATATTCCAATTGATATAAATGTTATGAGGCCAACATTTTGGTCTGAAAATACAGACACTTTTTCACAAAAGGCATTATTTGATTCTCAGGGATATTTAGACAGTTTTCAAAATAGTTTTTTATGTTCTTTAAAACAAAAAGCGGATCCTAAAGATGGAGCAAATGCTGCTTTATTTTTTTCACGCGTTTATGATAATTTGGTTGCTAAAAATTTATTAGCTATTAATACAATTTTCTTTTATTTAAGTTATCTTCCCGAATCCGTTATTATGTTTTTATATGGATTGTTTGGTATATTTATTTGGATAGGACTATATTTTTTCAATATGTGTATTAGTATTTTTTATCATTTTGTAAATATACCCGAATTATTTAGAGAGACGAATGAAGACAAAAAAAAATGGGAATCCGACGGCGATATATCCTATTTAAGATTTTCCAAGTTTTTATTATTTTGTTTCATTTGGATTCCGGTGGGATTATTTTCAACATTTGCTATGCCTATATTTTTTACAATTTATGGATTATTTTCTCCTTTATTTGCTACTTATACAATCGATAGAACAAAAAAATCATATGGCGTATATGATTTTATCAAAGATACTTTTGCTTATAAAAAGTTGTTCTTTTTTATTCTTGCCACAATAAGTTTATTTTCCAATGGTTCAACATATCTTGGAAGTAATGCTATTATTGGTATACTAATAGCTGTTGTTTTCGCTTATTATATGGGATTATATAGTAATGAAATGCCTGAAAACGGAGTTAATGGGTTTACGTCTAAAATCACATTAACTGCGAAACAAGCATCACTAATCCTTCTTGATAAAACTAAATTGGTAGAAATATGTAAACGTATAGCTATAGACGATGCTACTATGGAAAACATAATAGACAATGGTACATTCAGAAAAATAATACCAAAGGAAACGGGTGGTTCTATTACGAATAATGATGTACCTGATATAGTTGTTCCAACTGTAACGGATCCTATAAAAAATACATTTATTACATATCCGGAACTACAACAAAGTGGTGGTAAACTAAGAAAACCGGTAAAAACAAAAAAATATAATTTTAGATTGGTATAATAAACAATCTAAATATAATTTGTAATTTTAATTAAGATATGAATAAAGATAAACTATCGCTTCCTTTTGTTAGTTTATGTACTCCAACATTTAATCGTAGACCATTTATACCATTTATGATAAAATGTTTTGAACATCAAACATATCCCAAGGATAGAATTGAATGGATAATTATTGATGATGGATCCGATCCTATTGAGGAACTTGTTAAAAATATTCCACAAGTCAAATACTTTTATTATAAAGAAAAAATGCTTTTAGGTAAAAAGCGAAATTTAATGCATAGTAAATGTTCTGGAGATATAATTATTTATATGGACGACGATGATTATTATCCCCCGTCTAGAATTTCCCACGCTGTAGATACTCTACAAAAGAACCCGTCATATTTGATTGCCGGTTCATCTGAAATGCACATTTACTTTGATTCTAGAAATTCAATGTTTCAATGTGGACCCTATAAACAATATCATTCTACAGCTGCTACTTTTGCCTTCAAAAAGGAATTGCTTTTACAAACTAGTTACGATGATGGTATTGCTCTAGCAGAAGAACATAAATTTACAAAAGGGTATACAATTCCATTAATCCAGCTGGATACGTTACAATCAATCTTGGTTTTTTCACACAAACATAACTCGTTAAATAAAGAAACATTATTAACAAATCCTGAACTAACACGAACTATTCCATCTCGTTTTACAGTTGATGATTTTATTACAGACCCGATTTTAAAACAATTTTATATGTACGATATGAATAAATTGTTAGAAGCTTATGAACCAGGAAACCCTAAATATAAGCCTGAATTATTGAAACAAATGAAAAAAATGGAAGAAGAACGAGCTACAAGATTATCAGACTATTCTAAACAATTAGAAGAACATAATAAGATGTTGAGTGTTTATAACAATGTTACTAACAAAGATGCTAACAAAGATTTAAATAAAAAAATAGAAATAGAATCTATTCGTAATGAATATGAAAAAAAATTAGAAAACAAAAATATATTAATTAATGAAATGCTTAAAAGGATTAAAGAACTAACAACAGAACTATCTGATTACAAAAGTAAACAAACTGTTTAAACGTCTCAAGATAATATATTATAATAATGATTTAAAGATATAACACATTATTATAGTATAACACTAGAATAATGTATTTTGAAGAAGGATTCGATCCATCAGACGATTCGTCATTTAATCTTAAGATGAATTCGACAGAAATGGGCAGGCAGTTTGATAAAAAATACGAAAAATATACAATCAAATTTAATAATACATGGAAAGACGGCAAATATCGTAAGACCGTCACCATTGAAAATTATGGTTCTGGGCAGCAAGGATCTAGAATTAGAAATGCTGTAACCGGCGAGAGATGTAAAGAGTTGGTTGGTAGTAAGTTTGAGGATCTATATTTTAAGGTTGTGGAATCGACTGGTCGTTTTAATAGAAGGGATCCTCTTATATTGTTTTATGATACTCCCGATCAATTTGAGAATCATCATTTTGTAACTGTTAATCCTTTAACGAAGGAGAAGTGGTATGAAAAGTGTTTGGCTACAAGAAAGAGACTGCAAAT